CTAATGAACAAGTAATCACTGTTGACAGATGTGAAGGTGGTTCTGTTGATATTCAAGTTCCTACTTATGCTAAATTTGGTCGTTTCAAATATGATTGTGTACGACCATGTTATAGTCGATTTGGTATTCCTATAGATTGCCCAACAGATTCCCAATATGGACCTGACCAACTATATTATAGATTTTTTGCGTACGATCCATATACAGATCCACGAGACTTTGAATGTTGTTGTGGTGAATTAGGAGACAAATATATCGCCATTAACCAAAGAAAAGAAACAACAACCTATACAATTAATCCTTATATAATGGTTGATGGAGATCCTAGTTATTTTGATTATGTCAAAGGTGTTTCTTTACCAAATTTTGAAAAATACATATTAAATTATCTTGAACAATGGAAAAACGATCGTAGAGGATTAACAAATTATGAGTCACCACAAAAGGGATTAATTGTAGATAATTACAACGTATATTGCGATAATCCTAAATGTAATTTAGGATTTGTAACAAAACCGTACGAATATTTTTTCTGGGATAAAACCATAGGAGTAACAGCAGGAGAATTAACTGTTAAAACTGATTCTTCTTGTAATTCTACTTTTGTTTGGAAAACATTACCAAATCCGGATTATCCTTGTAGAAGCACATATTCATATGATATTTCTAAAAATTTACCAATTCTGTGCTATCCAAATACCACACACAAATCTTCTGCTTATTACGAAAAAATACCAGAATCTTCAACTCCAGACTGTTGGAAAAAAATAAAACAACAATTTCCAGACGGTATTACTATAAGTGATTGTTCTGCTATAACTTCAGTTGATTTTGTTCAATCTGTTATAGATCAATTATATAATTAAAAATTATGACATTTTTAAAATATAATTTGTATTAACGTATTCTAAACTCCCTGTTTTTCTTTTTTCAAGAAAAATATACAATTCGGGAATTATGGGAGAATATTCAATATAACAAAAACTACCAATTCCAGCTGCTCTTTGTGTGCCATAAATTCCGTTACAATACGAAATAAATGTATCATTACTGGTTGAGAATCTTATTATTGAATTTAAATTAGAACCATCTAATTGAGAAAATGCGTATATTGTGTTTGGATAAAATGTAATCACATTATTTTGAATTACATTTAAATTGTTTTTAGATGGAATAAATTTAAAAGTTGGCGTAGTTGTTGTGTAATCAATATAACTAGCAAATGTAATATCCGGCACAATTCCATCACTAATAATATTATTGGAAGGGCCTACGGTTACTATTGGTGTAGTGTTCACATTCAAATCAACACACGAACCAGCAAAAAAAGAATAATCACTTCCTCTTACACTGCACTGATAACTGGTATTATCTTGTAATTTTGTGGTGCCGTTGTAACAACATCCAAGATCTCCGGACAATACTGGTGTTTGAGTACTTGTTCCTTTTACGTAAAGATTAATCAACGAGCTGGTACCTAATAAAGATTCAATCGTGGGAACTTGGTCGTTAAAGATTGGTTTTAAACGTAAAACTTCTTGTTGATTGATTGTGGTGGTTTCTGATATTTCAAATTTAAATTGATTGTTTACAGAATCAGAATTAACTACTTCAATCACATCGCCTGCAATAAGCCCTAATGAAGATAATGGTCTGCTCGTGCTTGGATTAACAGAAACTAAAGCGTAATCTAAAGTGGTTGGATTGGTTCCAAGACTTCCCGCTTTTGATAATTGTGGAGAGTCAGTAAAGTAGTCTGCAAAGTATACGTCTAAAGCTGTATTTAAATCGGTTACAGCAGTTACCGTGGCAAACACTTTATTTTCTTTGTATTCACTGAAAGTTAAAGTACAACCAATATTTGCTTCTAATTCTGATTTATCCAGATAACCTGCATTAGTTAAATTAAAAGTACTAGTTTGAGTCAGGTTCGCAAAAAAACCAGACAGATACGTTTTATCTGTAGTATTTGCCAAAGAGTAATCTAATATTACTTTATTGGTAGCATTTTCGGTATAAAAAATAACAGTAGGTTTAGCTGTTAAATTGGAAGCAGCTTTAAATAATTCTTTGTTGTAGTCTATGAATTTCAGGTAATAAAAAACGTCTGATCTAGCTAAAGTATACGGAACACCATTTATAGTGAGTGCTCCTACATTACTAGATGACTTAATATTCCTGATAGACATATTAGGTTGCTATGTAATATAGAGTTGCAGATCCAGATGAAGTGGTGAATGTGAGATTACTTAGATTGTTGGTTTCAACAAACAAGATTTCTCCAGAACTTAACAGGTAAACTCCAGAAGAACTGGCACCTTTCACTCTGATGTCTCCACCAACCGCCTTAAGTGTTATACCAGTCTTTAATTGTTGTGATCCTAACGAACCACCACTAACACCAATTATGGTATTTCCAGTATAAACAGAACCTGGTCTGGTAAATCCGGTAATTTGGGCATTAACACCAGAACCGTTTAGTTTGTCGTAAATGTTTACGATGTTATCGGTGTTGGTTACGATTGGTGAAACGTAATTGTTTTGTAGAGTTTCAACAGCAGTTATTAGTTGAGCATTACTTTCCACACTGGAAGTTACTGCCACATTTTGTGCAGTACTCCAACCAACTTCCACTGCGCTGTTTGCACCCAAGGTACCCTTAACACGAACTGCTGGTCCTGCAGTGGCTCCTGCCACGAATAGAGGAACTGATTGATCTGCTTGGCTGATACCAACTATTGCAGCAACGGATACGCTGGCAGTGAATCCTGAACCAACAATGTTCACGTTCAGTGCTCCACCAGACGAACCAATCGAGGCTCCTGAACCAGAACGTAAAGTTACCGGAATCATGGTTTCGCCACCATTACCACCAAAAATTCTGACAGAATCGGCTGATTGTAACAGGTAACGACCACCAGTGACTCCCACAGTTCCGGATACTGTTACACTGTCGTTGGAAGAAGACAGATAACGACCACCGGTTACGTTGATTGCGGTTCCTGTGGTTATGCCTTGTACGCGAGCACCATCAATAACGTATACAGATCCGGTTACAGCTAATGGCACACCGGAAGTTATGCCTTGAACGTAACCGTTAATTTGAACTGGAGTGTATCCGGTGGCAGTTGTACCACTCACAACCAGAGGAACTGTTAAAGTTGATCCGGATAGACCGTTTAAAATACGGAAATTTCCTAAACCAGAAACACTACCGGTAACTCCTACGGTAGCGGTTGCCAGTCTAACATCCACTGGAAGTGGAGTAGTAGTGGTTACTCGGGTGCCGCTTGTGGATGCACCGTAAACCAATTTTACTAGTTGTACGTGAGCGTTAGTAACTCCGCTGGTCGAATAGTCTGTTGCTACGGAAGCGGTATTACCTGTTACGTCTATGATTAAGTTTGGATCTATATCTGGCATTTATTTCTCCGAGGTTGTGGAAAAAGTTTAAGAAATCTTCTATATATAGGTATATTATGGTCTTATTTTTTGACAATGAAACACAAAACGACTTCTGCAGAGAAGTTGAAAAATACGTAGAAAAGTGGAAAACAAATTATCTGAATGCTGTCGTGAATATTTGCGAAGCAAAAGATATACCTGTAGAGAGTATTGCTAAGATACTCTCCAAGCCTATTATAGAAAAAATAGAGCAAGAAGGTCAAGATTTAAACTTTTTACCCAAAACTTCAAAATTACCTGTTTAATTATTTGACATTTGGTTGTTATGGTGTATGTTTAAAAACAATGGAGAACTATTATGGGATTTAAAGATCTAAAGAAAAATTCAACGACTATGGCCAGCAAGCTGCAAGAGGAGCTTGAGAAGAGTAACAAGAACAACGATTACAAGGATGATCGATTTTGGCGACCAACTTTGGACTCTGCTAGTAATGGATATGCAGTTATTCGATTCCTTCCTGCAGTGGAAAGCGAAGACATTCCATGGGTTAAGCTGTACTCTCACGCGTTTAAGGGAAAGAGTGGATGGTTTATTCACAACTGCCCCACTACCCTTGGCGAAAAGTGCCCAGTGTGTGAAGCAAACTCTGAGCTATGGAATAGTGGTACTGAAAGCGATAAGCGTATTGCTCGTGATCGTAAGCGTAAGCTTAATTACGTGTCTAATATTCTTGTTGTGGAAGATCCTGCTGCTCCTCAAAACAAGGGTAAGGTTTTCCTGTTTAAGTATGGCAAGAAGATTTTTGAGAAGATTCAAGAGCAAATGAACCCAGAGTTTGAAGACGAGAATGCAGTGAATCCGTTTGACTTCTGGAAGGGTGCCAACTTCAAGCTAAAGATTCGTAAGGTTGAAGGTTATGTCAACTACGATAAGTCTGAGTTCAGTGCGGCTTCAGAACTGTTTGACGGTGATGACGCCAAGCTTGAGGCTCTATGGAAGAAGCAATATGCCCTCAAGGAGTTTGTGAATCCCAAGGAGTTCAAGAGTTACGCAGAACTCAAGGTAAAGCTCGTAGATGCCCTAGGAGGCGATGTTCGTGGTGAAGCCACCGAAGAGGACACTATTGAGAATGAAGCACCTGCT